GCGGCGCTGCGCTTCGGCCTGCACTTCGCGCTCGGCGGCCTCGGCATCGTCCTGCGCCTTCTTCAGCGCGGCGGCAGCATCGGCCAGGCGCTGCTTGGCGGCAATGCGCTCGTCCTCGGCGCTCGGCATCAGCTCCCACACGTCCGGGTGGGGCGCCAGCTTGGGCCACAGCCGTTTCGGGTAGAGCTGGATGTCGCCCTGGCCGCGCCACACGATCTTGGTGTAGGCCCGGCAGTCGTCTTTCTCGGCGCGATCGCAGACCAGCCGCACGCGCACCATTTCGTCGTTGAACCGTACTTCTTCAGCCATGTCTTCTGCTCCTGTTGGTGTTGAACGAAGGTGGGGGCGCCGCCGCAAGACGCCCCCTGGCCCTTCAGCTTACTTCGGGCCGTTCTGGTTCACGTCGCAGATCATCCAGATTTCCGGGTTTGCGGCGATGCCCGCAGGGGCGGTACCGACAACCATCTGGATGAACACGTCCTCTTGGAACGTGATCGGCTTGAACGCGCACGTCAGCCGGCCACCCGCCTGGCCGGTCGTTTGACCGGCGGCAGCGAAGTAGGTCGAGCTGGCGGCGAGTGCCGAGCTGGTGTCGACCGCGCGGTAGCCCACACCGAAGACGAACGCGGCGCCGGTGTCCATGTCGTCGAGCTGGAAGGCCAGCGCGCTGACTTGTGCACCCGCAGGAACGCGGAAGTCGATGGTGTCGGCCGCGGCCGGGGTGCCCAGTGCGCCAGGCGCGGTCGCCGGCAGACCGAACACGGCCTTGTCGATGATGGCGACGGCGGTACCGTCGACACGCATCGGCTGGGGGGAATTGGCCTTTTGGCCTTTGAGGGATGCCATGGTGATGTTTCCTTGGTTGTGAGGGGGACAGCCAGGCCCGAAGGCCCGGCCAGGTCACTCGCCGATTACGTGTTCCGGCGACGGACCACGGAGTCGATGATGGCCACACCGAAGTCGGTCGGCTCGAGGTCGCCGTTCGCATTCGGGAGGGACCAGCGCAGCTTTTGCTCGGCGCCGATGATTTCGCCCGCGAATTCCAGATTGCGCTGGAAGTTCGTCCGGTTTTCCAGCAGGGAGTAGGTCTCCTCGCTGGACTGGTTGGCACCGGAGGCGAAGCCGAGGGCCTGTGCGCCGAGGAAGATCGAGCGAGCCACCTGGTGGGTGGTGCTCAATGCCGCCGCGACGGTCACGTTGGCTTCGACCGCGGTCAGGCGGTTGGCCACCGGGATGTAGGCCACGGCGTCACCGGCGTTGAACCGGATGGCCGAGCTCATCTTGCGCATCAGCACACCGTTCCAGAGGATCGGGGAGCCGCTGAACAGCGGGTGAGCCTTCAGGTCGCCATAGTTGGCGCGCTTCATGGCGTTGGTCTCGAACGTGCGAATGTTGTTGTTCGCAGTCGTGTCCGTCATGATCGCGTCCCACGCCAGATCGTCGATGAACAGGATGCCTTTGATCGGGTCATCGCCGGCAGCGGGGTCGCCGGGAATCATGATCGGGGACATCTTGGTGCTCATCTCGGACCAGATGGCAGCCCACTCGTCGAGCATCGACAGCTTCAGGGTGTCGGTGGTCAGCAGCGAACCGAGCTGCAGGCCGCCCTGAACCAGCGTGGCGCCCGATGCGACCCAGTGACGGTTGTACGTCGGGGCCTTGATCGGGTTGACCATCATGTCGGTGAACTCGGGGTCGCTTTGCAGCGGCAGGATCCAGTCGTTGCCGTCCTGCACGCCGCGCGCGCCGGCCAGTGCGGCCTGCACACGCTGCCAACGGAAACGCGGCATGCCGCCCTTCAGCTGGGCCAGCGCCGTGGCGCGCATCGAGTGCGGGGTGCGCTGCTGGGTCATCTTGCCGCCGGCCGACACGGGGAGTGTGGCCATGTCGATCTTGATGTCCTGCGAGGACCATTTCAGAGCAGCACCGCGGCCTTCGGCGTTGGTGTCGCCCATGACGGCACGCAGCTTGATGACGTGCACGCAGTCGACCTGCACCACGTCACCCGGGCCCTTGGAGAGCTCGTCGACGCGCACGATCGGCATGTCGTTGGTGGTCTGCTGGCGCAGTTTGCGCATGGCCGAGTCTTCGGACGACATCGGGCCCATGAGCATCTTCAGGGGCGTCGGTTGACGCACCGCCATGGCCGCGAGGGCCTTGGAGTATTGCTTGTTTGCCAGCGGCGAACCGCTGGGGATGCTGGTGGTGGACATGGTTGGCACTTTCAGGTTGGTGCCCACCAGGCGGTTAACTCAGGCTGGCGATGATGTCCTCATCGGTCTTGCCGTCTTTCACCATCTGGTGGAAATTGGGGAGTTCGAGACCTGGGTTCTCACCGCTCCTGAGTCCACCGACACCGGGCACGGGCTGACTGATCGGAAGTGCGTCGATCTTGGCTCGGGCTTGGTCTTTGGGGGGAACGGGTGCCGGCGGTGAAGGGGCAACGGGCTGGGCCTGAACCATGGCCATCGCGGCGCGGAAGCGCTCGATGGTCGGTCCCTTGCCCTTGTGGGCGTCCGTTGTGGCCAGGAATGAGTCCGCTCTGCCGACCGCACGCCACTTGTCTTGCAACTCGGGCGTGGTGCGCCACTTGTCCAGCTCCGGAATCTCGTCGAGCATGTCTTGCAGGTCGTCGTCCAGTGTGTCGGGTACGAACTGCTCGGCAGGGGTCGGTGCGACCTTCTCGGCGATCTTGCGAAGGCGCTCGGTTTCAGCTTCGAGGGCTGCCAGTCGTTCCGCGGCCTTGGGGGCGTAGGTCTTCAGGTCCTCGATGGTGCTTTCGTCGAGCTGGGCAATGCTGGGTGCGGCGGCGGGTGCTGCCGTGCCCTGGCGCAGGGCTTCGTTCTCGGCGCGAAGTCGACGCTCCGAGAACCTTGCGGCCCTCAGTGCTGCTCGAAGGCTGCCCTTGTGCTCGTCTTCCACTTCGACCTGCTGCGCTGCGGGTGCCGCGGCGGGAGCTGCGGGCGCGGCCGGGGCCGGTGCAGCGGGGGTCGGTGCGGGGGCGGGCGCTGCAGCTGGTGCTGCGGCCGGGGTTTCTTCGGCTTGCTGAGCTTCCGCCAGCGCTGCTGCATCCTCTGCGGCAGATTCACGCTGCGCGTCGGCCAGTAGGTCGAGGTCGGACTTGTCGAATTCGCTTGAGCCGTTCATTTCCTGTTTCCTTCACGCCATTCCGGGTGGCACAGTCCCGCGGAGGCCTTGCAGCCTCACCGTCCGAAGTACGCGAGCAGCGGGTGGACGATTTCCCCTGCTCGGCTTGCCACTGTTACGCACGATCGCCCGTTGGCATCCTCGATCGCGGCTGATTGTTGCGGGATTGTAGGGAGTGTCCGGCTTCCGGTCACGCTTCCATCATCTCCGGTTGCTGTTTTGGTGCATTTGCACCGGCCAGCGCCTCCTGCATGGCCTCGTTGATCATCCGTTCCTTCTCGGCCTTGGGGTCTGGCGCCTGGGCCGGGTCGGGCCTGGCAGCCATGGCCGACTCGAGGCCGCGTTCGTGCCCGATGGCGAAGGTCTTGGCGTTGTTCAACTCGGTCTTGCTCTTGGTCTCGTTGATTTCGGCCGCTTCCTTCTCCATGGCCAGCTTGGCGCCGGCTTCGGCCATCGCGGCAGCCTTGGCCTGTTCCTCGGCGGCCTTCTGCTCCATCTTGGCGGCTTGCTGCTTGTCGCCAGCCGTGGGCAGGCCTGAGACCCGGCGCAGGTCGTCGGCGCGCTCCATGCGGTCGGGCAGGTCGGTTGCCTCGATGAACGAAGGCGCCAGCACGGCCACGGCCTGCGGGCTGGATCCGGCCAGCGCGTTGATGATCGTGGCAATCTGCTGCTGCTGCTGCATGCGGAAACTCGGGGTGCTCGGCACTTCGCCCAGTCCGACCCGCACGGCCGCGTCGGCCACGTTGTTGATGATGTTGCCGTTCTCGTCGATGTCGTTGAGCACCACGACACGCGCGCTCGAGCCGCGGCCGATCTTGACCTGAAGCTGGCTGGTCAGGTGCTGCTTGATCTTCTGGTCCAGCAGGTTCTCGAAGACCATACGCCGGCTGTTGCGGTAGTTGTCGTTCAGGTCGCCCATGGCCACGGCGCCCTGTTCGATCAGCAGGCTGTTGGCGATTCCGCTGGTCACGCCGGTCTGGGCCTGGCCGAGCTGGCTGCCGTAGACGCCTGGCACGTCCTGAATCAGCTGCTTGGCGTCCTGCATGACGTCGATCTGCTCCTTCTGCATGGGCAGGTTGTTGCCCACGCGGAAGGCGTTCGCGTCCTTGTTGGCCCGGTTGGCGTCGAGGATGACCGTCAGGTCCGGCCGCATGATCGAGTCGGCGATGTTCTCGAGGGTGTTCGCGCTCTTATCCAGCGCGTCGTTGTCCATGATGATCTGGCGCGCGCGCAGCATCCAGTTGATGCGGATGCGCCGGGCGTTGTACTCCATCTGCGGGCTGATCATCCCTTCGACCAGGCCATACGGGCTCATGTCCTCGTCGTCGCGGTAGGCGAAGAACGGCACGTAGGGGAAGTTGCGCCGGGTGGTGCCGATGTCCTTCAGCCGGTGCGGGCCGGCGAACAGGGACATGCGGATCTGGGTGGTCAGGCTCTTGGTGACCTTGATCTTGCCGCTGAGCACGGCCTGAACGTGGGTCGGGTTGTTCTCGTCGTACAGCAGGCGCCGGCTGGGGCTCAGGTGCAGGATCACGCCGATCGCCGGGCACTTGTACCAGACCTCGTAGAGCTTCACGCGCTTGCGGGTGCTGTCGAACCAGTCGCTGCGCCGGCGGTACTGGGTCCAGGTGCTCTCGCTGCTCATGGCCACGCTGTCGAAGGCCCGGCGGGAGTCGTTCTCGTCCATCGTGTCGTCGAAGGCGAAGCCCAGCCACCCGTTGGACACGTTGCGCAGCAGCTGGCGGTGCTGGGGCATCGAGGCTTCCAGCTCGTCGAGGTCGGCCCAGCGCTTGCGGACCATCCACCGGCAGCCCTCGCGCAGCACCACGTCGGTGGATTTGAAGTCCCACCAGATTTCCGACCGGTGCACGGCGCTGACGCGATCGGGGTAGGCCAGCGGGTCGGGGTTCTCCGCGACCTCCACCCAGCCGATGCCGGGGCCGACCTGGCCGAAGTAGGCCTCGGACACGGCCATGTCGGCGTAGGTCTCGCGCTGCGCCTCCTTCATCGAGGCGTTGAGCGCATCGCACACGTCGCTGGTCTCGTCGTCGTCGGATTCGACCTTGACGTCGGTGCGGCTCTTGGCCTCCTGGCCGCACAGGGACCGGATGATGCGGCCCACAAGGTTGGTCGGGCGCACGTCGGTCAGGCCCTCGGCGATCAGCGCCATCTCCTGCGCGGGGGTGAACTGCTTGCCATCGACGAACGCGGCAGCCAGGTCGGCCCGTGGGCGCCATGCCGGCTGGTTGTCGCAGTCGGCCAGCATTCGCATCTGGCGGGTGAGGTTCCAGGCGTGCGGCCCGGCGTTGTCGTTGGCCTTGTCGGATTCGGGCGTGTCGTCGCGCAGCGGCTTCAGCGTGGGGATTTCGCTCCCCTTGTCCTGAGAGTTGGCGCCGGTGGTGGAAGGCAAGGTGTTCATTGTGCGTATCCCATCTTTCTGCGGTAGGCGTCGTAATCCTGTTTGGTCGTGGCCCCTTCGGGGTTGCCCATGACCTTGCGACCTTCACCCGCGCCGAGCACCAGGTACTGGCCGGCTTCGCACGGGTGGCTGTACTTGTCCTTGTCGGGCATGTCGCGGTAGCGCTCGGCGCCGGTCACGCGCACGCGCTTGTAGCTGTACCCGCCCTGCAGGCCCTTACGGGTCACGCGGCAGTCGGGGTGGATCAGCATGCCGGGCTCGCCGTCGATGTAGCGCTTCATCGGGGCCGAGAAGGCTTCGACGCGCAGCACGAAGTCGTTGTTGCCGGGTGCGGGCGTGGCCTTGATTTCCTTGTTGGCCAGCAGCTGGAACGCGGTGCGCTCCTCCACGTCGCCGGCCTGGCGCTGGTCGCCCGCCGGGTCACCGTAGATGCCGAGGATCGGCCAGCCGAGGTAGTGACGGTTCATGAACAGGTTCAGCTCGTCGCCGAAGCGCAGGATGCCGGTGTCCTCGGTCACCAGTTCGTGGCGGTAGCGCCATTGCCCGCTGATGGTCTGCTGGCCGATCAGCGCGGCCGGTGTCAGCCCGAAGTCCAGCCCCACGAAGATGCCCAGCTCCTTGACCAGCTCGAACTCCCGGCACATGGTCGAGTCGCGGTAGTCCGGGTAGACGGCCTTGCCGTCGGCCACGAACCCGTACTCGTTGGCCAGGTTGACCAGCACCCAGTCTTCGTCCTTGCCCTGCGCGCCCTTGACGTAGTACTCAAGCGGCAGGTTGCGCAGGTTCTCGGCGTCAGGGTTGGTCCGCCACGGCGAATCCTTCGTGTCGCGGATCAGGCCGCCAGGCTGCCGGAAGAACTTCCACCCTTCGGGCTTCCGTTCCTCGGCCATCATGTAGTACCAGTGGTCGGTGTCCGGCGCGTTGGTGTCGCCGAAGATGCCGTACCAACTCGGCCCTACCTCGCCCTGCGGGTAGCGGCCGATGCGCAAGTCCAGCATCTGGACCACGCCGAAGGCCAGCTCCTTGACCTCGGAGAGCATGCCGGCGGTGAGCTGCAGGCCGCGCAGCTTTTTGATGTGGTCCTCGCGGTCGAGCGCCAGGAAGA